GCCTTCAGCAAGGCTTCAAACAGGGCTACAGCGCGTTCTTTTGTCTTGGGGTAGGCAAAGACATACATCCCCTTCAAAAACCGCAGGTCGAGGCGATCTATGGCTTTCTCGTCATAGATTGTGATCTCAGGTGAGTGCTCCTCCTCAACCCAGTTGGGTAGGTAAGGCTCGTCATAGATAAACGCTAGGGATGGATGGATGCCGCGCTTACGCATGTCGATCAGATGTTGGTGTCCTTTCATATGCCCTCCGAGAAGTTTGGCTTTCTGCTGACAGTTGTAGCCTGAGTAGCCTTTTGATTCCTGACCCATGTTCGCCAAGTAGCAAACCAGTCAAGCTTTACCCCCTTTTGCCCTGGCTGAGCAATCCAGTAATCGCGGAACCCTTCAAAGAGTTGATCAGGATCTAAGTCAGATCTTGTCTTTTCGCAGAAGTCTAGGTATTCGGGAGATAGCGTAGCGTCAGGAGATAGACGAGTTCCACGAGTTGTCTTTACTGTGTCTTGTGTCTTGGGTAATGGGTCTTGGGTAGCATTGCTTTCGGATTGCGTTTGCAATGCGTTCGCATTCCATCTAGCCATAGCACTTTTCTTGGCTTTTTCACTCTTAGAATTGACCTTTTGGATCTCCTGATTGACCCTCTCATTAGACCATCCCCCTTCTATGCGAACGAAGTATTCTTGCAAGACCCTCGCAATGCAATCGGTATGCGAACGCATACAAATTAGCCTAGCAATCTCATCAATATTTTCAGGAAGTGATCGTTCGTGGAGGTAACACCAATCAAGTAACCTGCGATAAGCAAGGTCTTCAAATAGATCAAGGTGTTTGGTATGACTTTGATAGTCACCAATATTAAATAAATAATAGTGCATGGTTTTTCCGCTTTTAAAATTCCGCCTGTAAAGGAAACCTCGGCAGGAGGGCGGAGACTCTTTTCGGTATGCTCATGACTTCATACCTAGCCGTGTTTCGCAAATCATATCACGAAAATATATCAGATCTCAGTTCTTTTTTTGTGACTAACCCTTGGGTCGCCTCTTCTATCTTGATAGACAGCGTAGGAGAGGGCTTACGGTGCCCGTGGATGAGCAAAGACAACCAAGTGGATGTTACCCCCAAATAAGTGGCCATCTCAACTATAGCCCCTTTAGGCTCCTCTTTAAAATAATCATTTAATGTCATACGATATCTCCTTACCCGTACTTTAACATAAAATTAATTGTTGTAGATATGCAACCGTTAATTCAAAGTTAAAACTGTGGTACATTACCTGTGCGAGTTTCTCGTATTAACAAAAGGAAATAAATTGAAAAAGATTATCAAAACCAAAACAGGAATCCTAATTGGTTCTGCCTACATTGCCCCACCTATCAAAACAACTCCTGATGAAGATCGCATTCAAAAATCTTTACTTGGGATAAAAACAATTGACCCTTGCAAAATAATTGATTTTGCTGTTATTTGTGCAATGTTATTTATTGTTATTGCAGTTGCAATTACTTTGATTTAAGGGGATTCAAATGAATAGCAAACTAATCGATGAATGGGAAGATTTTAAAAAAAGCAAAGAAGAAATGGATGAATATGAACTATACACAATGATAGAAGAATACAAAAAATTAACAACACAACAGAAAATTATTTACAACAAATTGATAGAGGAAACATCATGAGCTTTTATGTAGAAAATGGTGGGCAAGCATCTAATTTTAAAAATGTACCAGGCGGATTACATCTTGCTAGATGTTATCGTATCGTAGACCTTGGAACTCAAAAATCTGAATACAACTCAGAGGTATCCTTCAAACGGAAAATTATGGTCGGTTGGGAGCTTCACGGCGAAGACAGCGATGGCCAACCCTTGATGACAGATGACCTAAAGCCAATGGCTATATTCAAGAATTACACCTTGTCTTGGGGAGAGAAAGCTACCTTACGCATTGATTTACAGGCATGGAGGGGTAAACCTTTCTCTTCTGAAGAAATGACCCGATTTGACCTCAAAAACATTTTAGGCCAGTGGTGCATGGCAAATGTAATTCAAAAGCCTGTTAACGGGAAGATTTACTCAAATGTGGCCTCTTTAACACCCGTGCCTCAAGTGGTTAAAACAGCAGGCCTACCCAAAGGTATCAATGTTTGCCAAATATTTAATATTTCCGAGCCAGATATGAAGGTATTTGAGACTTTTAGCAAGAACCTAAAGGCCAAGATCGAAGCCAGTCCTGAGTGGAAGGCCAGAACAAATACTGGGTTTGAAGAAATGCCTGACGACTTAGAAGATGAATCTGATGTGCCCTTTTAACAAAACAAAAAATTACAGGAAATAAAATGACAACAGTAATAGCCAGATCAAGTGAAAGTCAACACTGGTACACAAGGGGGGGCAACCCCCAGTACACAGTCACAGCAAAAGACGGATCGCAACGAAATACAACGCTCAGGGACGCTCGAAAACTTGATTTAATACCTTCGGTTACGACCATTCTAAACATCGCCGCTAAGCCGGGTTTAGAGGCTTGGAAGCTCAACCAGATGATGCTTGCTTGTATGACCCTTACAAAAGCATCAGATGAGTCTGAGCAATCTTATATTGAGAGAGTGAAGCAAGACTCAAGAGAACACGCAAAAAAGGCAGCGGAAAGAGGTACCACTATCCACGGCGCCTTAGAAAGCTTCTTTGAAGGAATTACGCTTGCTGAATTTATGGAATATCAGATTGGTGTATCTACAGAAATGGATAAGTTGTTTGGGCCTAAGAATTGGCTTACAGAACGGTCTTTTGGTAGTAATGGGTTTGGTGGGAAAGTTGACTTAATGACAAAAGAAGGCGAAGGCATTGTTGTTGACTTTAAAACAAAAGAATTTGGACCCAACGATAAGATAGATGCATATGACGAGCATTTAATGCAACTGTCCGCTTATCGAATTGGTTTAGATATACCAAAAGCCAGATGCGCCAACGTGTTTGTATCTGTAACCAACCCTGGTCTAGTCAAAATTATTGAATGGTCTCAGGAAGATTTGGATAGGGGATGGAAGATGTTTGATGCTTTAAAAACTTTTTGGCAACTTAAAAACGATCACAGGTGACATATGAAAAAATTAATATGGATATCCATCTTGTGTGGATGCTCAACGCCTCCACCGCCTGTACAGCCTTATAACATACCAACTAATGTGGCTAGCCTCCCCGCGGTCCAAGTCATGTATGACTCAAGGATTCAGCAGATGAGTAGAAATGAAGTAATTAGCGCAACTCATGAATGTGAGTCTACAGGATTAAGACCCGTTCCCATCATAACAAAACGAATGATTGGAGGACCAAACGGGCAAATAAGTGAGATGATTGTTGATGTAGTGTGTATGCCAAAATTTAAATACTAAGGAGAAATTATGAAAGTAACATTTGATTTAGATGATGCAATAGAGAATAGAGTTTTTAATGCGCCTGAAGGTTATCGTAGACTTACGATTAATCTTCCTGAAGAACTACATAAAAAAATTAAATTGCACGCAGTCCAAGATGACACAACAGTCACCGATATTATTACTGACTTGATTGAGCAGTATTTTGGTACAGAAATTACTTTTAAAAACATTGAGGAACAAGCCAATAAACTTTTTGAAGAAGAAGTAAAGAAGTATACAAAACCACCCGCCAAACGCGGTAGACCATCTAAATTATCTCAAGCAAAAGGTAAAAAATGAACAATCCATATATTACTAAAGAACAAATACAAAAGATATTCTTTAACTCGAAGATGGATGATCCCAACGGCATCTATTTAGATCCAAGTGCTGATTTTGATTTGGTTGAATACTCAAACAACCTTATTTGGTTTGTACAAGAAGCCATTGCAAAAACAGAGAGAGGTCTTTGTATTGATTTTGTTAGATCTCTTAACTCTGAAGTAGCAAATGCTTTGGAGCAAAAACGCGGTAAGGTTTAAAAAACCCCCCTCAGACTTTTGATCCGAGGGGGAAACTCCTTGCGTTTTGGCAACTGCAAGTACATAGGAGGAGACGTCCTATGTTTTTTAAGGAGCTTTTGGCTCCTTTATTTTTTACGGTTGTTCTTTAGGATTAGAACCAACATTTGCACTTAATCTTGCCATTTGTTTAGAAAAAGTAGGCTCCAATACTTTCATAACATCTGGGCGTTCTGTGGCCAACTTAGTCATCATCTTCATCATTGGCTCGTTGTACATAAGGGCAGAGCCAACAAGTGGCGCAAAACCTGTTTTAAGGTGCCCCGCGCCCTCTGCCAAGCCTTTTAAAGACAGCATCGCTGCGAGCCTATCCGCTGTACCGCTGTTGGGTACAGGAGTGCCTAATACAGACGTTGCCGCCTCGGCTTCAGGAACATATTGACCCATCCCCTTGGAAACATTTGTTTTACCTGCACTACCTTCAACAGCAGATTTGAATTGTGATGGAGTAAATATACCCTCATGACCTTTGGCAACTGCTTTTTGAATGGGTTGCATATTCTTAAATACTGCATGAGCTTTTTGCAATGTGTCAGCTATAGCAGGATTTTGATGTTCAAGTTGTTCTCTAAGTGTATTTAAAAAATTACTGTAAGCTTCTCCAACAGCATTTTTGCCTTCTTCATAAGCTTTATGAGAAGCCCTGCTTAAATCAGATTCAATGTTTCTAAATTCAGTACCATCAAGAATGTGTTTGTTTTCAATATCTTTTAAATAATTGTCAACTAAATCTTTAACAACCAATTCTCTTTGTTTAATGTTTGGTAATTTTTCTGTGTGCTTAGCAATTGATTCATACAAATTTTTATTAACAGTTGGCGTATTCATTAAATTTGCATTTTGAATTACATCGTTATACATTGTATTTACAGTATCGCTAATGTGTTTCATTGTCTCTTTACCCGCAGGTATGTTACTAGGTATTTTTATACCAAGTGGCTCATAAATTTTATTAGCAATTGCACGATTAAAATCTTCATACGACTTTTGTAATCCACTACCAATTACAGATCCTGCAATCGGTAAACTGGTAAGCTTTTTCTCAAAGTTTTGTATTCCTTCACCAATTATTGGAAACTGACTAGCCAATTGACCAGGCGTAAACTTAGTCATGCCCATGTCTTTTAGTTGTTGAAGTCTGGTAGATACTTGTGGGTTAGTCAGCATTTGACTTGCTTTACCACCCACCACACCAAGCCCAGTAGATAATCCAAGATCTTCTATCTTTTCACCTAATATATCTAAATAATTTTTATTTTCTGTGTCTGCAACTTGTCCACCTAAGCCTTGAATAAAAGACGGAGCAACATATTTGAGCGAAGGTGACTTGGCAATCGCATTTGCAACCTGTGGGATTTTTGTCCCCAAAGTCTCAGGAATAGCCAAAGATGGCGCTATCTCTCCTACAGTTTCCATTGCAGACGCAGGGTTGACGCCCAAAGTCGTTGGAACACTACTCTTAGCGTAGTTTGCATTCTTTTCCAGTGCTTGCATAGGACTATTGATATTCGCCCATTGCAACGCCCCTGCGATCGGTTTTAACACCCCTTGTAGCCCTGCAAGTCCAGACAACATGGCTGTACTAGCCCCAGACGTTGGATAAAAGCTATGGCCTGATTCCTCCTTATACCTAGGAAAATCATCCATATTGACCTTTGGCTTTTCAACAGATGCTTCTGTTGGAGTGGATTTGCTCATCAAATAAGCCTGTGGGTCAAAACCCCCTGACTCTTGAGGAGGAGTTTGTTTGCTTTTTAAATAAGCCTGTGGATCAAATGTATTTGTTGTCATTCTGTTAGTCCATGTAATCTAAGTATTTCTTTGGATTGTGGATTTTTTGGATTTGACCTAGCCCATTGAATAGCTATTTCATCCAGATCAACTGGTTTTGATCCTTTAGGTGGCTCAGCCACTAACTTCTCAGCACGAATCTTGTGCTCATTCATAATTTTATTTATTTGATCCAATGTTTTGTCAAATGCAGCCTTGGACATTTCAGGTTTAAGCGAACCATATAGCGCAGACAATTTTTCTCCCTCAAGATTAGACAAAGCACCAAGGCCTTTCATGCTTTGAGCGGTAGAGGAAAATATATTAGATTTTGCTGTTTTAAGAGCTTCAATAAAATCATATTGGTTTGTGCCAGGTATTACTTGTCTAGGATCGTAATTTTCTAAACCAGTCATACGGCCAGGGTGATTTCTAAGTTCTTCAACAGCCCTAATGGTGTTATCAGCAGAAGATACTTGAGCATCTCTTAATTGCTCATTCTTCTTTTTAATTTCATTTTGTTTATCTTCCTCTTTAGTTAGTTTATCTTCACGTTTATTTTTCTCTGTTTCTTTTCTAAATTCAAGAGAATTTTCAGCAATGATTCGACTTAATGAATGAGTTGCCTGGGATTGTGCAAGAGCAGACGCTCTGTCCATGTGCGAGGTCATGGAAGTTAACAATTGACCCGCCATCTTATCCGCATCTTCATCTTTAATTAACCCTTTTCTATATCTATCTGCCAGTTGTTGGGCTTGAGCTTTAAAAGGCCCCTCAGCAGTTAATGCAAGAGCGTCAAAAGGTGTGCCTTCTGCACCCGTTGAAGGCAACAACCCATATCTACGCATTTCAGGAATAGCTTTAACCGCATCAAGTGCTTCTTTTGAATCAATAGAATACAGTTGTTTAAAGGCTTTTGCATTAAAACCATTTGTGCCATCTTCATTTTTATACAAATTATTTCTAAATTGTTGAAGTTGATTTTTACGATTTTCTTCTGGGATCATCGCAAGATATTTGGGGTCACCTGTAATGCCACCCAATTGTTGAGCAACTTGTGGATTAAATACACTTCTATCAATACCATTCTCATCTTTGACTGTTGTGTAAAGATGCGGTAGCAATGTTCTAACATCTAATTCTTTTTGCTGAGCAAGTTTATTTTGCAAGACTCCAATCTTGGCTTGTGCAAGAGGAATTTTTTTGCTTTCTTCACTTTCTTGGAAGTTGGCCATGTTTTCTGCGGCGTTACCAACAGACTCACCAAAAGAGCCAGAACGCGTTGGCTTGAGAAACCCTGCGGCAATCCTAAACCAAGGCGTATCTCCGCCCTTTTTACTCAGCAAAGCTTCTAAGTCAAGCGACGCCTTGTCTAGCTTTTCTTGGGCAGAACTGGCGCCACTAAGACCTGGTTGTTTAACAGGATTGTTCGTTTCAGATTGTGATAAAGGATTGGATATATCTTGCCCTTGCGACAACGGCGAAGCAAGCATTGATCCTTGTGGTGTTGAGTTGGTAAACTCAGGGGTGGAATTCAACATTTTTGGATCTGTTGAAGTAAAGTTGTCCCCCTTTTGAGGGTTAGGATTAGCTTGACTAAGAGCGCCCATATATGCCATGATGTATTCTTTCTTATTAAATTATTGCTTCAAGTGGTCCCACAATATTGACATCCAGTTCCACCGCCAGATTTTGTTCCTTGATCTAAACATCCACTTCCAATTGCACCAGGGTTTTTACTAGTTAAATAATCATAAAGACTTTTAGAAGTACATTTAATGGATGATAAAAATGCTTTACCCGCGTCCGTACTAAGCGCCCCCGCAAGAGTACTTGCCACTCCACTTGCAGTCGCAAGAGGAGACGTTGCATAAGCACCAGGCAAGGGTCCTGTTTTAATGCAACTCGTTGCTGTTGGAATGCTAAATCCACGGATTGCACAACCCTCAGCCTTGAGTACACAAAGTGGAAACATGGCTTGATTTTGAGCAAGTTTGTATTGTTGACAACCAAGCGCAGCTAAATTCTTAGAGCAAGCAATATTTAAATTATTCTGAGCCGTTGCTAGACAACCTTGGGTCTTCGCCGCGTTGATTTGATTAATTACTTGTTTGTTAGCAGAACAAAGGGCTTGTGTATAGCCTTTTTGAAGCGCACAACCTTGTTGAGCGGTAATGCCTTGCTCTGCGTTAGCCAATACCGATCCAAGCGCCCCCGCACCCCTTTGTGAACCGAATTGGCCACTTCCTATAATGCCTGCTGTAGCTTGAGGCGCCAAAACTGAATTAATGTTGTTTTGGCCAAGATTTCCTATTGAGTTAACTACACAGTTAACATAAGGATTCATGTATTTTTGAGCCATTGAGGATATGCATGAACCTGCAGCGGAGTTGGCCGTTGCCTGAGCGGAATTCAGTTCTGGTTGGTAATTCCCCGCATTATTAGTCGCGTTTTGAAATGCCAATGTTTGCAAAGGCTGAGCGCCAGGTGCTCCATTTGACAACGCCTCCCCCGCCGCCTTCTGAGCACACGTCGCCATCTGATTCAACTGATTCATGTAAAAAGAAGGCGCAGATGTGGCTCCTTTTTGGGTAGTTGTTACCGAAGGCAATACTCCTCCTTGAGTAAGCGTCCCCCCTCCTCCACTACTAGCTGTACCCAAACACGTGGGTGTTGGGTTTAAATTTGTTGAAACAGGCGCAGTACTTGTAGATGAAGTAGTCATTTTTTACCTTTCAGATAAGACAAAGGACTTTTAGCCTTTGCTGGTATTGTATTGGTTGATGCAGATCTCTTGTGTTCACGAATGGCTTCTCTCATTTTGTCAAGTTTTTCCGCCCCTTTTTTGTTTGATCCACCACCAATAGCTGTTACAAAAGATGAAGGAAATACAAATTCTCCATCAGCAATCATTGCGTTGATGTGACCACCAGAAGAATAATTTTCATAATGTTTATGATCTATTCCATCCATAAACTTACTCAAAACTTCAGCCCCCGCCTTGCTAGACCCGTCTCCAAAGCCTGAAACAACATCGGCGTCCATTACATAGTCACCGTCCTTTAAAAGGGCAGGGATGTCGTCAGATTGGCCTGTACCACGCCCCTCGGCATAATGGCCACTATGGCCTGTAATAAACTCAGGTATATGGGAAATAGATCCACCTTCTTTAAATCCTTTGATGTCGGAAGATCCCTCACTTACGGGTTGATAAGTTGATGATTGACTAATCAATTGATTTAAATAAGTAGGTGCAACTGATGTTTGATCAGCATTCAATGCTTGCTCAAGAGGGGATTTGCTCAAAACTTCACCTGTAGATAAAAGAGTTGAAGTGAGTGGAGAAGATGGATTAATAGAACCAGTAGAACCAGTAGAACCAGTAGAACCAGTAGAACTAGTAGATGGCAAAGCACCAGTTTTCCCAGAACCAGTAGGTGTTCCTGAACCGCTAGAACTTGTTGGAACTGTTATTGAAAGTCCGCCGTTAGAACTTGGATTAGAACTGGTTGCCGAAGATGTATTAGGAGTCTCTATATTTTTAGTACTTCCATCAGCATAAGTTACGGTAGATGTACCATCAAAATTATTAACTGTTTTGATTACATCTGTTGCAGATGGTAATATTTGTGTAGTTAAAGCAGGATTACCAGAAGCAACAGTAGGATTGATTTCTTGCAAAGTATCATTGATAGTTGGCTGAGTAGTTCCAGAACCACTAGCAACATTATTTGCAATTTGAGATACATTTAAACTAGGATCGGTTAAATCAATTGCACCAGTAGAAGCGCTTATTGGCAAAGTATTGCTAGACCCACTCCCTGCGTTAATCTGCGTTAAAGCGCCAGAAGTATTGGTTGGCGCAGTTGCACTCTCTAATGTAGAAGCAATTGGAGATGTACTACTCAAAGGAGCAGTAGTTGTTGTTGATCCAGAACTACTATTATTTGATGGAGTAATTGCAGAAGACAACCCACTTGTTACTCCTTGTGCTACAGAATTATCTATATTTTGACCAGACGCCAAACCACCTACTGTAGATAATGTTCCAGTAGCAATATTTTTAGCAATACTGGAAGGTATCCCAGTTAAGCTAGTAATATTACTTGCAATACTATTATTAATGTTTGATCCAAAGTCAGTTCCATTAATAACACCACTTATTGCTAAATTTTCTAAAGGTTGCGTTAAATTTTGTTTGCCACTAAGTACTGCAGAAGCAAGAGGAATAAAAGCTCCAGATCCTGGTAAAACTGTGTTTGCAACAATAGCAGCAATCCCTTGAGGACTTGCAATTGAATTTACTAAATTATTTACAAAACCACCATTATTGTTAGCATTGTAATATGCAACTTTATTGTTACCATCGCCTATTGCATTATTAGTAAGTGTTTGTATATCGTTTACAGGTACGCCATTTTGACCAAGGTAAGCAATTGCATTTTGATAATTTGCAGTAAGTTCATCTTTTGCAACTGATGTTAAAGAACCAAAACCTGTCCCAACAACAATATTTTCAATTTGATTTTGTAAATAATCTTTTACAAAAGATTTTGGATCTTGCATGGCTTTTGCAAGAGCTTGAGCAGGTGTCTGTGAATCGGGCAAAGAATTGCCATCCGCATCCGTTTGATTAGAACCTGTCTTAATATAATCATACAAACCAGGCGTTGACGCAAGAGATGACCAAGTAGTTTGCGTGCCAGGTATTGTTTGATTTGAATATCTGCCCTCTGGATTGGCAGTTTCGTACATTTGTTGAGCAGTTGTTGGGTCTACCCCACTAAAACTACTGTACTGCGCAGGTGTTATTTGACTGGTATCAATTGCTTGACCAATACTCAACGGAGATGGATTGGAAACAGTTTCATTGCTGTCTGGATTAGCAGCGTTATTGCTTCTTACTATGACAGCCAACTGATTATTGAACTGGTCAATTACAGATTGGGATACAGGATTTGTGGCCATATCAATATACGCTTTCTTGGTTTTGAGCAATACTCATGATTCCAACTAAGTTTTGCGCCCAGTCTTGCCATCTAGAATAACCCCTAGGGTCAGGTATACCACTTTGTACAAAGTATCCAATGCCTTGCATACCAGAGGCCCAGTCTTGCCAATTCTCTTCTGGAACTGTTCCCAATTGATTAGACGCAAATTGCTGAGCCATTGATGCACACCAATAGTCCCAAGTCATTCCTCGAGGATCAAATGTGGTTGACATTACGGTGATCCTGTAGAACGCTCATCACCCATATCCACGCTCAGTAAGCAATTACCCAGTTGATAATCACCACCAAAGTCGTTGCTCGTGATCCTGAGCCTCATCTCACGTCTTTGCTCTTTCATGTCAATTTTCAAAGTTGATGACGTAAAGACGTAAGGCGCAGAAACAATATTGATGTCATCCGCATAACCCTTACCAGTTATTGTCAATGACATTTGACCAGATTGAACAAAGTCAGGCTCAAATCTTTCAAGCCTAATCCATTTATTATCGTTTATAAGTTGTTGTGCTCCAAGACCACCACCCACAAATCCTATTGAATTGGTCTCAAAGTAAGAGTTAATAGAATCAACATTTGTTAAGTAAACTTGGTCTTTGCCCACTTCATGTTGCCACAAAGTATAAAAAGAGTTTGTGGTTATATTCACCGTAAGACCAGTGGCATTGGGATTGGCTACAGATCTGTTAGAAGTTGCTAAAGTTCCACCAGTTAAAGATGATGAATAATTACCACCAGTCACCACGTTTAAAGTAACAACTACACCGCTTGAGACAGTTGCAACTGACAAAATAGCAGGTTGTCCACTGCTTCCAACCACATTTATTGTGTCTCCAACGGTATAGTTGGTACCCCCAAATGTGACCGAGGCAGTTGCAATTTGGTATCCAGTAATGGTATTCCCCGCCCAAACAGGGTAAGGGAAGACCTCAGAAAATACCCCTGCTGATCTCTGAGCACCATAGGCTTGGCCTGCGTCATACCATATCTTATCACGGACATTATAAATAATAGCATCAGTACATTCGGTTGCATTACCCTTTGGGTAAAACCACCAAACCTCACCCCATCTTGTAACTTTAGTTCCCCAAACCTTTTGGCGTTGAGAAAAGTTAATGTTATCGAAGAAATAGTTCAAATTCGTATTATTTATAATTTCTTGTACTACACCGTTGTAAACAAAAAACCTATCTATTCCAATCCAATAATAAAGACCATCGTACTCAACAACACAGTTGGACGACATAATTGTGATTGAGGTAGAGATAATGTCATATCTCCAATAAAGCGTAGCGGTGCCTATGGTCTGAGGAGAATAAGTCACCCTAGTCAATTGATCTAGTGACCAGAAAAGTCCGGCAGGGGACGTTGTACCACCCCTTAAAGGAACTCCCTTAACAACTTTTGTTCCAGATACATTGTTTGCATTTGCGTCTGTAGAAACCCAATTGGTAAAGTCCCCCGCCGCACTATTCTGTATCAACCCATTACTCCCATAAACAAACAAATAAGGGTAAAGCATACAAGTCCCACCACTCACAGATATGTTGTTATTGAATGTAATTGTTGTTGCAGAAGACAAGTTGGTTGTAAGGTTTGCAGAAGTGGTAAATACAGTGCAAGGACCACCCGTAAAGGAAGCATTTGTACCAGAACTTCCAATTGTTTGAGAGTTGTTTACTGTATAAGTACCTATCCCACCAGTACCAGTTCCTACGGCTGTAATAACAGTCCCTGCCGTCACGTTTACTCCTAAACTACCCGTTATAGGTTGGCCAACATAAATGGCGCCAACTACAGAAGTAACGGTCAACGTAGTTCCAGAAATGTATCCGCCAATCGTTACGGCAGAATAAACCGTTGGCCCCGCTCCAAACGAGTTGGCAACCACCGTCGTCCCCAAGGTAACAGCAGAACCACTCAATGTTTGATTAATACCAACCCTATAGTCAGCACTTCCAATAATTGCTATATTCCCGTATGTAAAACAACCTCTAGTAAAAATACCAACTTGGCTAAGAGTTCCATAAGGAAATGTACCAGTCAATACGGGTGTAGGGCTGATATTGTCAATATTAGTTAAATTTAAGCCTGGATGAGCAATGATGTTAAGTACATTTGAGCCGTTTGGATCAAAACCAATGTCAAATTGCCATAAGTTTGTAGGATCAGCCGTAAAATTATTTAAAGTAATATTTGTTGGACCAGATCCCGATGCCGTACTGTTCCCTGTTTGCCAACCACTTAAATAATTTGAATCTCCAGAGTATAGATAGTTAATACCCGCTTGAGACTGCATAATCATGCCTCTGGATATATTCGGCGCATTTAAGAATATACCGTTGTACCCTCCAATCTTCCTTGGCCTAGATCTTTGAAATCTTACCCATTGCCCATCCACATAACTTGGAGAGGCGAATTGAGTTCCATCCCTTTGTATGCCAGGGTTGATGTTGAGGAGCGCAACCTTTAAGGTCAAAATGTACCCCCAGATATACCAATAGGCGCTTGTACTCCAAGAGAAGAAAGCGTCATAGAAGACACGCCCGATAAAGTAATCGCAAAAGAACTAGTGCTTGGGAAATATATACCCGTGGTAGATCCACCCGTTACATTTAAAGAAGGTGCAGATGCAGACCCCGCTGATAACGTAAGTGTTGTAGCTGACGTGGTATTGACAGTGTTTGCGTTGTATACGTTTGTACCGTCGCATACAAGTAAAGATGTGGAGTTGGCGGGTACGGTTACAGTTTGACCACCAGATACACCAGTTGTAAAAGTTAATGTATATGAAGTATTTGTAGCCGTATTTGTAATTGTGTACAACTGCACAGTTCTCGGCAAAGTAACAGTGCAAGCTGAGGTAGCGCTAACATATTGTTGGATTGTGTTAGATGCCTGAGCGGAAGTTAAACTAAGCGTAGATAAACCAGATACAGACACGCTAAGTTCAGTAAAAGCAAAAGCATTAGATCTGCCGTATCCAAAGGTATCAAACGCATTAGACCCGTTAGAAACAATAACCAAAGACTCAGTTAACTGCAACTGTTGACTTGTATTGTTGTCAATTGTGTCTCCAGAAGCTGTGTAAGGATTGATTGTCAATATTCCAGTGCCGTTATTTTTAATAATAACAAACCAATTATTAGAAGCATTAGCGGATGTTGGCAAAGTAATCGTCCCCGCCCCACCAGTCCATACATAAAAGTTAGCCCGGTTGCTATAAGTCAACTGAGTGTTGGAGCTAATAGTTGTAATTGGATATTGAGTATTTAACTGATTGTTAAAGGATACCAACCCATACCCTGCGATACTGGACGTTTGAACACTGAAACTACCCAATCCCATTGCAACATAACTCCACGTCCCCGCGGTAGTCGTATTGTTGGTTACATAAATGTAATACGAATTAGCGCCAGGAGTTGTTGCAACAGTAACAATTGCCCCTCCACCATTGTCCACAACATTGAAAGAATTGGTAGATCCAGTGTTCTTAATAATGATGGCTTGGCCAACGGATACTTGGATTGCAGGGGGCATGGTTATAACAACACCAGATGCTGTTGCTGTAATTTCTGTAATATTGGCGGCGACGTTACTAGAGGTTGTGCCGTTTATTGGCCAATTAAGCGTAATACTGGTAGCAGTGCTCAAAGACTCATATGCCACCTGTGACGGTGAAATGGTTTGGCCTGTAAATGGATTTACATATGCGGTCATAATTAGCTATCCTGTACTAGGGTTTGTCTGTCGCCTACGCGAGTAATGTCTTCTGATTTGAGCATACTCAATGCATTTTGATACATTTGTTGCCACGTAGGAATTCTTGCGTCATTCTTTAAAAATGGCGTCATCTGAAGGAGTGTCCCAAAAAGCATCGCATTTGGCGCGTTTTGAGTAAGCCAGTTTGTTTGATTTGTGCTAGACAAGGGTTGGATTCTTTCGTAAAACAACACCTCAAACGCATAAGCCTGATCTGGCGTAGGCGCAAAATACCAGTGATCATAGTCATAGTCTGCGTAATATAGTGGGGGCGCAGTGCTTGTTGAGTTAGGCCAGTATCCAGTTAGATACTCATACTTTCTCAAATAAATGGGTTGTTTGTTGCCACTTGCATCCGTATATTTCATGGATACGGTTTTTCTCCACCTCGCAGGCTTAGGTATAACTGGATTTGAAGCAGTTAAAGTGCTCTCAACCACATTAAGTTGGCCTAAAGTTTTAATTTGCTGTGCAATTTCATATTCGCACAGACTAATGGCGACGGGAACTTGGTTTACCACGGCAGTATCACTCCTCTCTAAGTACTGATAAATGGTACTTATGAGGTTATCGTAGGTAAAAACAAACGAAGGAGTGTTTGTTACTGATGAAATTGTCATTTAGCCCCCTAATATATGCCTATTTTAGATAGTATCTAGGGAAAAGTCACTCTATAATACCGCCCGATTTCAACTGATCAATTGTTTTATTACCTGTGTATTGGAAATGAGCAAGCTCTTTGAACGACTTCCAATTCCCCGCCCATTCCAATCCACACTCTTCACCAATCTTTCCTATTTCTGCCCACACAGGGTGAGAACCGTCCCAATCGGGTTTTCCGCTAACAATTGGAACAATATCAACAGCACAGCGATAATTATGAAATGACTCTCCTGCCTTAGCATTAGTAACAATTTTCCCAGGACTTGTTCTTCCTTGTTTATATAGTGCGTCCTGACTCTCCATGTCCCTGTAAGTGCTCGTGACCAAAATATCAATGCCCTTATCCTTACAAGCTTGTATAAAAGCATCGACTCTACTTTTAACTTGGGGTAGTAGTTCATCTAAAGATCTTGAATTAATCATTTTGAAACTGGTGTTGATTGATGTAAAAGTTCGTCTTTCTTCTGACTCCCTGCTGAACTACCAAAGTAAAAGGCTACCACCCCCGTCCAAGCAGTTCCAAGTGAACCTAGCATGATGTCGATCT